AGCACACACCTGCAGAGTGAAGAGTCGGCTATCCTTTGGCCCGACAATCTTACCGCTTCCGGCATCAACCACCTTCAGATCATTTCCCTGCCCCATCACAAGAGAACTGCCTGCCGGGTTGCTCTGCAGTGGCGTGTTCATGTTTGCAGTGCTTCCGGCAAACTGTGCGGTTATGGCATTGACTGTTGACTGCCCGCCTGAGGTCTGCACCACAGAACTATACTTTCTGATGGCCCGAACCACAGCCCCCCAGTCCTCGAGGAATTTGCCCTGTGCATCCGCCCACCGGCACGCAGCTGCCAGGTCTGTCATGCCAAAGCCAAGCCCACGGATCTTGTTGGTATAGACATGCAGGATGTGCACCCGCCAGTCTACCCCGGTCAGGTTCGCCCCGGTCTTCTTGTCGGTGTTGTTGATGTCAGGGTAGTATACCACCTTTGACTTTGTGCCTGTGGTGAACTGCCGTTTGTAGAAGAGCACCCGGCCAGAGTCGTTTTCATCACGGATGATCTCGGTGATCTCTTCCATGTGGATCGTTCTGATTCCCGGTGTAGTGCCGGCAAAGATGGCAATAAAGAGATTCCCTGTCTCCTGCAGGATGCGGTCCTGTTCCTCTATTGCCTGCTGGCTTGTGAAGGCACCTTCGTTGTATGGGTCTGCAATCACCGGATCAATGTATTTCTCCTTGATCTTGATCGATGCTTCATCCACTGAGAGGTCATACCCCTTGCTGAAGGTGAACAGGGTGCGCACGTCCACTGCCCTTTTAATGAGCGGGTTGAAGAGATAGAAAAACTCTGCCGACTGTGCGTATCCATCCAGGTGCGATTTGGTAAGTCTGGTTACTGCGTTGCCGGTTAGCTGTGTCCATCCTATGTCACGCTGCAGGCGCAGGTCATAGAGTCCAGATGCGGATTCCTCCTGCTTCTCTTCCATCATCTCGACCTTACGAGATAAGGCAAGTGATTCAAGCACCGTGGAATGGAGCACCTGCGAGAGGTTGGTTATCTTGCTGTTAGCCTCGATCAGGGCTTTGCCATTGAAGATATGCATATCTGGGTAATAATAGGTTTAGTTAGATAAAAAAGGTTTGTTTAAATTAGTTGGTGAGGTAATATCCGAAGGCCCCGCGAGGCCCGACTTCACCTGAGCAGAGATACATTCCTTCTGGCAGCGCCTCAGTGATGCGTGCCATGAGTGCCTCAACGGATCTCCTGTAATGGGTCTGATACTTTGCTGCGTTGCCCTTGAGTGTGTCTCCATCTGCTTTGTATCCGATGACACATCCTTCCCAGATTAATTCGCGTGCGACTGCTTCCTGATAGCATCCTTTCACCTGTTCGTTGATGATGTTTTCAAGTTCTTCATTTCCGCGTGGGACAATACATACGTCCCCAAAGGGGGTTGTGGTCATTTTGGTTTCTTCTTGTCTTGCCATACAGATACATTGTATCTACATGTATATAATACTATCTAAATAACATAATCATCCTCAAACGCCTGCACATATTGCTTACCCTGCTGTGCCCCACATCCTTGTGATATCCAAATAAGCGCCTGTGTGGTGCTGTCTACGTCGTCGTCGTGTGCTGAGTCTGGGAATCCGACCATGGTTTCTATGTAATCGTGCAGCCAGTATGCTCCGGCAGGGAAATGCACGAGGTTAGCCTTAAACATTGGCACCGTCTGATATGCCCGATCTAACTTGCTTCCAGTGGTTTTATTCCTTTCAATCGGTATTATGGGCATTGCATATCCACTCGATTTAAGGGACTGGATCAAAGAGATACCAGATGCTTTCTTTTCAATAAGAAGGGCGTGCGGTCTGTCCTGGTTGTATGTATTAATCACCGTGTTATAGAGCTCAGTGAACTCCATTTTCTCTTTAAATCTGTTCAGTAAAGTGTACCCCTGCCGGTTAACACCCCAAAGAGTATACACAGAATAATCCGGCCCTTTGTCTTTCTTCTTCTGTGATGCGTCTGGATCGTCTATCTCGTAAGCTGTATCCCAGCTCCCTATCTTGAGATCAAACTGCATCTGCGATAATATATCTTCGCTGACGGTGTGCGTGAACCACTCCCGCTTAAACACGTTTCCGCCGCTTGGCCTGATCTTCCAGTTACCCTTAAGCAGTCGCTCTTTCTCAACCTCGGGCAGCGCCATCAGGTTGGCTCTATATGTAGGATCTGCCCGGGTGAGGATTGGGTTATCTTCCAGTGTTGCGCTGATGAACGTGAACGACTTAGGGATCAAATCAGGATGCAGCGCCCGCAGCTCTTCTTCTGTGTCGGCCCAGATCAGCTCATTGTTATGCCTGACAAACCACCGGATGACACCGGATCGCTCAGGGATAGGGTAGCCATCTTCACCTATCCACCAGTCAATCCAGTCCTTAACCCAGCTGTCCGGATCTGGGTTGCAGGTTGCCCTGATGTAGGGGCGCACACCGCATATGCTCCGATTCCTCGACTGCATGTAGGTCCACTGCTGCTCTGTGAAGTGTGTGGCCTCGTCGAACATGATGAGGCACAACTGCGCACCCTGGTAGTCAAGCACGTTCTTTTCATACTCAAGGTGGGCGAACTTCAGCCGGTTAGGTGTGCTTGTATCCTTGCAGGAAAACATCCACTCCAGTGTGCTCTCCTTTGGCTCTGCTCTGCCTGAATAGAGTTTGAGTGACTCATCCCAGAGACCGCCCCCGCTTCTGATCATGGGTGTTGTGCGCCTGAAAATAACCGCATTATACCCGGGCACGGATGTGATGTAGTGCAAAGGCTCTAAAAGTTCCGCAAAAGTTTTCCCCGAACCAGCTGCCCCGCCATATATCGCGATATCAGCAGAGCATGATAAAAAAGTTTCTTGTGGCCCCGGCTGGGGTTTGATCTTGATCTTGGTCATTGCCTCGATGAGATAAGCATCTCGTCACACTCGGGCCACGTCTGCCTGTTACGCAGGTAAATAAACTCCTCCGGGGTCATCTTCAGCGTGACATATCTTGTGTCTTTGTTGTCAGTCACCTGCTTTAATAGGCGCTTAACCACGAGATTGTATGGCTCTTTTGGCTTTTTGATCTTTGCCAACTCTGCCTTTGTCTCACATGAGATCTGTATTGTTGTGCTCTCAGGGGTGGCGGTCTCAATCTCATCTGTGTCTGCTTCTGCCTCTGCCTCACAAAGCATTTGTATTGTTGTGCTCTCTGTCATTCAATCGCCTTCATAGGGGTAGTATCGGGTATCTCTTTCATCATCCTGCCGTTGCTTGGCAAGATGATAACGCTCTGCTCTACTTCGCCACTGTGCTCCACATCGTGCTTATCACGCCATTCTTTTGGTCGTCTGTTCTTCAACCAGAAGATGCAGGCCGTGGTGTCTGGAGGGATTTCCTTAACAGTCTCTTCTACTCGCACCGACATATCAGCGTTTGTGATTGTTTTCTTGTCTGTTGTGATGCTACCCTTTGCCCGGTCGTATAGCGATCCCACGATTACATCGTCGGCAACCTCTTTGCCTGAATCACTGGCCTCTTTCAGCTCAGGGTATCTCTTACACCAGCGGTGGAGTGTTGCCCGGTCAACGCCCAGTGCCTTCGCCATCTGTGCATCAGTATAACCGCGTTTAGCAAGTTCTGCGATTAAGATTGGGGTGGTGATTTTATTGTACTTTGTCTTTGGCCCTACCTTAGCCATCAGACATCATCCATCAGCACAGGATCGCCACTTTTGAGATTCTTTCGGGGGTTATATCCTGCCGGGATCAACTCACTCAAAAATACTTTTTTGAATTGCACAGTAATTCACCAGATAAAAAGGGTTATGCAGTTGGGTTAGTCACAGTGACCTGCACAGGAGTAGACTCTTCGAACCAGCAGACCTGGTCTTTGTAGTCCACGTCAGGCACGTCATACCCCTCAACGATGCTCATGGTGTGTTCCCCTGCTGCGATGGTTGACGGCACTTTCAGCACATACCACATCCGGTATTTGTCCTCGTGTGCAGTGCTGCCTGCTGGTCGGATCATGTCGTCCCTGACATCGAATCCTTTCATGTCATAGACCGCACCATCAATCTTAAGCCCGATAATGGCACTCCCTGCACGGACGCTCTCCAGGATGACAGAGACATTTCCCCCGGCTGCGATGGTATTGAGGCATATCTGCTTTGGCTTCTCATACTTCACCCAGGACTTGTATATGCCGACAACAGTCACGTCCCCGACACTCAGCCCGGTTGATGCCACGAGTGGGACCGTTGACCCGAATCTCTCTTCGACTTCTGCGGGAGCGATGTTTGATTCTGGCAGGTCAGGGTCAAAGAAGTCTATGATCTCAGACACAAGAGCGCCGCCCGCCTCTGCTGCGGCCTTGTAGTCCCTTGCCTTGTATCCCTGCCATATCGTGCCTACATACCCTGCAATAGCAAACACGATGGCGATAATCACCTCAGGTGTGATGGTCATGCATGACCATTCGTTTTATATACTTATAAAGTAGTGGGTTTGGGTTATTCTGTGGGATCTTCTTCCAGGCATCCAAAGAGCCACTCTTTCGTGTACTTAAATTCATCCTCAAAGATAAATTTGATGCCTATGATTAACTCATGGTCTGAGTCATAAACAGGCACCATATCCTTTATGATATCCCCAAGCACCTGACTTCTCACCGTGTTGAGCGTCTCAGTTGAGATGATGCCTTCACCATCGTCTAAGAGTATCATATCTCCCACCTATCATCCATAAGTTTTGATGTCCTGCCCTGCGTGCGTGCCCAATGGCGTTCGCGCATCTCTTCCTCTCGTGATTCCCACATAGTCTGCGGACGGCCATGTGTTGGGTTCGGGTAGTAATATTTCTACACCATTAGGCCCAAACGCATCCACTTTTACCATTTAATCCACCTCCTCCTTATCCACGGCCTCATAGGTATCTGCAAAAATATCAGGTTT